AGTCCCTTCGGCCTCTCGGGCGCGCCGATGTGCGCGAAGGCGGCTCGGGCTGCGGCACGCCATTCGTCCTTGTATGCAGAGTATTGCCATTCATACCTTTTCGGGCCTTCATACTCGGCGCGTATAATTTGCGCCAGCGCCTCCACGTCGGCGTCGGTCGGGGCGGCATTAGAGTGTGTCTGTGTCTTCATGCGGCATACCTCCATGCTCTCGGGTTGGTGACGCCCATCGCGCACAGGTCGCTGGCGATGGTGCCCTTGCTCGCCGGCAGTCCGACGACATCGCGCAGGTGCTCTTGGATCTCCCGGAGGGGGGGACTGCGCGTCCACCCCCCCAAGTACTCACTGATGGCCTCGCGGCGCAGAGCGCACAACTCCTTGCGGGGCGTGTAGGGCGCGTCTCTCGGGGTGTATGCCGACTTAGGAACCACCTCGAGCAGCTCCTTCACGGTGGCGCAAAGTTCCCCGATGAAGGTGTTGGGGTGTGGGCTGATGATTCCTGCATAGTCCAGGAGCGCTTCGATTTTCTTGCGGTCAATCATCCCATCGCCATCCGCACGCGGTTGAGGAGGTTGTGCGCAATGGCGCGAGCACAGTCGGCACGGAAGGTGGCGAGGCCGTTGCGGACGTGGTAGTCGCTCATGATTTCCTGGATCTCGCAAACGCTGAGCAGGGAGGCGAACACCTTCTTCCTGAATGCGTCCCTGTCGAAGTTGCCGCTCTTCATGAGTTCACGCACCTGAGCCCTCGCCCGCTCCCGCTCGTTCACCGTCTTGCAGTGGAGCGAGAAGGCCCCTTCCGACGCTGCCTGCTCCTGCGCAACGCGGTTGTCGTAGCGGAGCAGAAGCTTGTCGAACTTCGTCTCCCACTCCCGGCACTTCGACCAGGCGACATTGGCCTCATCGCGAAGCAGGACGAGCTGCTCTTTCAGCCCATCGTTCTTCTTGTGGAGCGCGACGTTGGTTGCTCTGGAGTTGGCGAGCTTCGCGTTGATGTCCTCGTTGGTGCTGCGGAGCTCTTTGTTTATGTCGATGAGGGTGTTGTAGTACCCCATCGCCTTCTCTGCCTTCTCCTCAGCCCGCGTGTGTGCCTTCTGCCACTCCAGTACGCTCTCCCGGGAGCGCCGGAGCTCCATCTTCCGGTCCTCAATCACCTGTCCCAAGCTCTCGTAGGTGTAGTAACACGCGCCCATGAGCGCCTGGCTGACCTCGCTCCGCTCCTGGTACATCTTGACATGCTTTTCCTTGAGGGTCGTGTTGGCGCGAGACAGTACGCCGACCTCCTGGTTGAGGAAGCTGACCTCCTCCTTCAGCTTCTTGACCTCGAGCATGAGGCGGGATTCCTTCTCGGTGCCCAGTCCATAGTTATGGGGGCCAGGCAGGAAGGCGTAGGTGTGGGCGTCAATTGCGTCAGGGTTCATTCTTTGTGTTCCTTGCATTCGTCGGGGATGGTCTCGATGTGGCGGAGGGCGGTGGCCGGCACGAACCAAGCCTCGCCGTAGCCGCCGTGATTGGCGCGGTACTTCTCCTGCTTTGCCTCTCGGCCCCAGATCCAACCGCGCACTTCGAAGTTGGGCACGGTGCCGGTGACCAGCACGAACACCTCGTCGTCGTCGTCATCGGGCCTGACAATCAGGTCGTAGTGGGCCTTGCTGCGGGTTCGCACCTGGATACTCCGGCCCAAATCAGCCTCCTTGAACGTGTTGATCGTGTGGCTGTTGTGGATGTTGAGCGCTTTCGCTACGGCCAGCTCCCCGCAAGCGCCCTCGATGTGGATCTGCCAGGCGCTCTCGCCCCCGAACTTGGTCTCCCTCCCATGAAACGTAGCGCAAAGGTTCCGCATGACGCCGGTGACGGCGGCGGCAAGCGTCTCTGCCTGACTCAGGTTGATGCTGGTGCTGTAGGTGCGGAGCGCTGGGGTGCGCTCTGCGGTCGCGATTTGGTTGGTCATGGAGCGATAAGTTCCTTTATAATCTCTCGTGCTTGCCGGTCGTCACTTACTGCCTGGTCGCATCTGTGCGCCAGGTGGAGAGCGAGGATTCCAAGCTGCTTGATGTGTGTGGCCGTGTCGAGCTCCTTCAGCTTCTCGATGCGGGCCTTGACGGATTTCACGTAGCTCGTCATTCATACTCCCAGTAAGTTGCTGCTGCTCGTACCATCGCTCGGGCTCGGGCGATGTTCTGGTCTTGCTTCTCGGTGGCCGCTTCACCCATCACTGGGTTGGCATCCCGCCAGGTATCGATGAGGCTGAGTGCGTGGGTGACGCCCATCGTGGGGAGGTACTCCAGTCCCTCGTGCATCGCACTGCCGACATAGAGACTGTCGCTGGTGTCGGCGTTCTTGGCCTGGAGCTGCATGATGCTGCCCCAGAAGTACTTCTGCTCGCAGAGGCTAAACTTGGCCGCGCTGCTGTAGGTGATGATGTCCTGAGGCTTCAGGTCCGCCGGCAGGTTGAGCTCGGTGTGACCTTTGGGCTTCACCTCGAAGCGGCGCTCGATGATGTCCCACAGGTCGGCCCCATCCTTCGCCCCACCACAGAGATCAACGTAGGGGCAGCGCGACCCGTAGGCCCCACAGGCGGCTTCGTTGGTCAGGTAGGACTGTGTGCGCTCGGCGAGCTGGATGCGCTCCTTGACCGCCCAGAGCCACGCAGCGGCTTGGTCCAGAGCGGACTGGGTGATGGGGTGGGTGATGGTGCGGATGCGTTCACCTGGCCGCTCCATAATCCAAGCGTAGCAGCGGTCCTCGTAGGCTTCGGCTGCGGATTTAGCAAGGAATACCGGGACGCTAAATTGATCCGGCATTTCCGATGCTGGCTGAGCGTCTATCTCTGCGAGCTTGGCCTGCGCCGCCTTGTGGTCTTCCCTGCTGAGCTTGATGCCCGGAGTCTGGATGACTCGGTACTGGTACTCGGTGACGTTGTAGCCCAAGCGCTTGAGCGCCAGAGCGTAGCATTCAGCCTGGAAGCCGACGGCCTTGCGATCTGCGAAGGAGTCGATGTCGGCGGCTGATTTCCAGTCGACGATGGTTTCCCCCGTTATGAGGTCGATCTTGCCGGCGTACTTGAAGCGTGGGCTGCTGGCCCCAGTGATAGGGGAGCGTAGCGGCATGCAGACCAGTAACTCCGATTCAGTCTGAATCATGTGCGGCACCGAGAATAGGTTGAGTTGGCGTAGATGGTTACCGCAAAGCAGCCGGCGAAGATGGTGAGATAGAGTGCCAGCGCGCCGATGAGGGGCGAGCAAACAACCCACCAGGAGTAGTCGATAACTGTGGTCAGCTTAAGAACGACAAGGATGAGGGTAAGCGCTTCAAGAAATCCCAATAGAGTTCTCCGTGCAGGGTTGGGTTGTGGTGAGTTTCTTTTTTGCCCTATGCCTCTTACTTGCTAGGGCGCAACATGTTTGGCATTTGCGGTATCCATTTCTGAGGAACCTTTGGGCTCCGTGTCCAAAGGGGCAGTCTGTGTGGTTTTGGCGACCATTAGATCGCTGGCGTCGGCGGTTCTCATTGCGGGATACGGCCTCAAGGTGCTCAGGATTAACGCACGAGGGGTTGTAGCACAGATGGTCGAGTTCGAGGCCAGGTGGGATTGGCCCAACAATCGCGACATACGATGCCCTGTGTGCCAGGAGGGTCTTTTCCTCGCCATTGCGACAGATAGAAGTTTGCCCGTACCCGTTCTTGTTTTTGTATTTCTGCCATACCCAGCACCCAGTCTCCTCGTCTACAACTGAGTACTTGAAGATTCTTTCTGCTAGATCCCTGCCCAACCTCTTCCTCCTATGGTTGCTGGGGGGCGGCGTTTGAGTACTACCGCCGCCCCCCTGATCTGTTCCTGCACATGACCTGGTCGGTGAGCTACAGGAAAAATGCAGCCGGGAGGGAGGATTGAACTCCCCGCAGTACTGGGCTGGGGAGCGACCCCGAACCGTCCCTGCAACGAACCAGTCCCGGCATAAATCGTACCCCCACCGTGCAGCAACACGATGGGGGCCTGAGAACTATCTACAGACACTTCTCAAGGTGTGTAGAATCTGGCAGTCGAGGTCGGACTTGCACCGACATCTCTGGCTTAAAAGGCCTGTGCTCTACTCGTTGAGCTACTCGACTAAATTTGGTAGCGCAGCTCGGAGTCGAACCGAGTATGCGGGGTTATGAGCCCCGAGTGATGCCATTTCACTACCGCGCTAAAAGTTGACTAGATTCAAATGTTCAAAGGTGCCGGGAGGGTCCGCCCGGCTCGGGTTGCTGGGTCATCCTTGCAGGGATGCCCAGCGTCATCAGCCACCGCTAGAGGCTTATAGATTGGCTCGAGTGCCCTGCGGAAGAGCGACCGTTACTGGCCTGGCGTCGGATAGAAACGCCTCACTCGAGCAAATCTATAAGCCCCCTTCCGCCGTCTGTTGTCGGCTGAGTCTCCTCGCCATTGTTTTCCAGGCGGAAGGGGAAGCTTTATGCGCTTAGAAGGGGATGTCTTCCTCGTCTACGCTGGGGCTGTACGCGGCGCTGGTGGTGCCGGTCGAGCGCGCTGGGGGCCGAGCGCCAGCAGCGAAGGAGGGGTTCTCCATGTGCTTGGGCTGGCCCTGAGGCTGGTCGTCGGAGTCGGCGCGCCAGCGGACGATCTCCTTGTACCACTTGCCACTCTGGTCGTTCTGGCGATAGTCGATCATCACCCAGAGGTTGCGGTCCTCGAGGGGCCGAAGCGTCTCGACGTTCTCGGTGTCGATCTCGCGGCGCTGGTCGCGGTCCAGGCCGCAGCACTCCACCCATGACACATAGGACGCCAGGCACTTCTCGCTGACCCAGTGCTGGGCCTTCGCCTCCATGCCGGTCTCCGCGTTGTAGACCATCTGCTCAATCTGCGGCGTTTTTTTCGGCCCGATGTACTTGAGGGTACTGGGGCCAGTAAGGACTCGGTGCCAGCCGCAGCCCAAGTACTTGTCGTCGCCGTGATACTTCGGTTCAATTCCGTCGAGTGATGCCATAGTTATTTCGTGCCTTTCGGGGCGTTGAGTGCGGCAAGGAAGGTGCTGTAGGAGGCCGTGTGGTCATCCGGCAGCTTGATGCGAGAGGGAAGTCCGTGACGATTCTTGGCCTCGTGGATGGCCGTCTCAGAGGTATGCAGCAAGCGCTGACGACCGCCTTTGGCCTTCCCTTTGGTATCGCCATCAGCAACGACCACCGTCGTCTCACGAGCACCGAAGAGGACCATGTCGGCCCAGCCGCGCAGCATCGGCCACACATACTTCTGGTTGACGTTGGGCACGTATCGGTTGTAGTCGGCACCATCGGGGTTTTTGAAGCTGCCGATGGTGGTGTGCATCAGCAGGATGACGCCGATGTTCTTGGCGACCAGCGCCTCGAGAGCACCATGCGTCACGCGCTTGATTTCCGGGAGCACACTCGCGAAGCCGTTCTGGTAGTTCATGAAGCCCTTCGGCCCCATATCGCCGCCGTAAGCTTCCTTGCCGTGATGCTCGTAGGCGTGGGCCAGGAAGCCGTCGTCGTCGAAACAATCCAGGACGACCGTCTGCCGGTCGTGCTTGGCACGCACCAGGTGGGTCAGGGTCTTGAGCAGGGTAATCCAGCCGTCGCCCTCGACCTCGTTGTCGATCTTGATTTCCGGCACCCACTGGGCGTCTTCGGGGATGAGCCCGTTCTCAGCCAGCTTGGCGATGCCGGACTCCTCACCACCGCAAGGGATGAAGATGGGGCTGGGAGCGTGTGCGGCCAGCGTGCTCTTCCCCAGCCCGGCACCGGCGTGGAAGATGATCTTGTTGGGGGTTGGTGTCGCAGTCGCTCGGCTGCGGATGTTGAGGTCAAGCTTCAATGTCGTCGCTCCATTGGGGTTCGCCGCAACCTGCGGCATCCAGTTCGTCTTCCAGCCCGTCGAGCTCGTCGACCAGCACCGGCTCCTCCGCCATCACAAAGCACCCATCGTCGCCATCGTGCTCGAAGTCGAGCTCCTCAACCTCGCCATCACCGACAATCTCACTTCCGAAGTAGATACTCATTGCTTGCTCCGTGTCGCCGCTCCCGGCGGTTTCCAATCAACGGCTGCTGGGGGTTCAAACTGGCTACCACCGCTGCGAAGAGCGCACCGATGGTAGCCACCACAGGAGCCAAAAGTTGAGCGGAGGCGGAGCGCTTCGGCTGTCTTGTTTTCATCATTGTGTCCGTCCTCCGTTCGTCGAGTCACCATTGTAGCAAAACTTGTGGGGTATGTCAACAACTAATTTCGAGGGGGTCGCCTCGCGCCCGTGCGCGGCAAGCCTATAAGCCTATAAGCTAATAGCACCTTTAAAAACCTTAGCTTATAAGCTTATAAGCTAGTAAGCTTATAGGCTTACTTAAGCGAATAAGCTTATAAGCGCAGAGGCTTATTTAGGGTAGCAAATTGCTACGGGCGCGTCAAGCTTGAATTGGTATATTTATGTTCAGTATTGCAATTAGGTAGCGATCATGCGACAATTCTGTCACGGGAGACATCACAACACAGGAGGCAAAACGATGGACGTCCGGGCCGATTACATGGCATGGAAGAAGAAAAACGGCTACAACCAGCATGAGGTTGCAGCGATACTGGAGTGCTCCAGGCCCGCGATTGCGAGCTTTGAATCTGGGCGCTCTCCGTACCCGCGTGGGGACACCCTGCTCAAGATGCTGGCGGTACTGTACCCAGAGTGGGATAGCGCCCATACGAGGCGCACAGACCACGTTTGTGTGGGTTGCAAGGGCACCGTACCAGGCCCCCAGCAGGGCGCAAAATACTGCATGCAGTGCGGCCTGCACTTCGGTAATGGGTGCTCGAAGTGCGGGCATGTGAATCTCAAGGGGGCCAGGTTCTGCAACGATTGCGGCCATCAAAGCAAGGCTTGACAACACGCACAGAGATGTGTACTATGGGTCACATCTCTGGCACCTCAATGTGTCTGGGACGATGAAATGGCGAGGGCGGCGTTGTGGTGGTGATGGGTGATGGGTACAACATATGGTACCTTCACTTGCTTCCACCCTTTAGGGCGATTAGCTCAGTTGGTTAGAGCACCTGTCTTACACACAGGGGGTGGTTCAACCGGCTCAGCATCTTCCGCGCCTCCCTCTCCTCAATGTGACCACAGGAGAGCCGCAATGGACGTATATCGCAGGACAGAAAATGGCGTAGTGACCTACTACGCGAAGCTATTCTCGAATGGCAAGCTGGTGCGGAGGAGCACTGGCACAGGGAGCAAGCGCGAGGCCGTCATGCGCGCCCGGGCGATGCAGGCGGAGCTGGATGACCAGACAGCGCCCGTCACTGGCTCCATGACCCATGTCACCGCCTGGTCCATCTACGAGGGCTGGGCGAGCTCCAGGCGCAGGGCGAGGACGGTGGACAACTACCGCATCTTCTGGAACCAGTTCTGGCTCTGGGCACCCACCCAGAACCTCTACGCGGTGACCCCCGAGATGGCGCTGGCCTGGCGCACTAAGATGATGACCACGCCGTCCCGCTTCGGTCGTCCGCTTGCCGCACATTCCACCAACGACTACCTTCGGTGCATGAGCACAATCTACGCACAACTCGCCACGCTGGGCTACACAGGGACGAATCCATTTACCGCCGAGCAGTGTCCTCGTGAAGCAACAGGCAAGCGCAGGCCCAGCTACTTGACCGCTGCTGAGGTCCAGGTGGCGATGGTCGCCGCCGAGAAGGTGGGCAGGGACACACACCTGTTCCTCGCGCTCGGAACCTATGCCGGCCTTCGGAAGGGCGAGCTGCTCAACCTGCGTTGGCGTGACGTGGACTGGGACCGCGCCGGCGATGATGGCGTTCCTATCGGCTGTCTCTACGTGTGGGGCACTGAGGGCCATCAGGTCAAGACTGCGGCCTCGAGTGCCGTAGTGCCCCTACATCCTGCGCTCAAAGAGCTCCTGAGTCACTACAGGCCCATTCACCTGGACCTGGACGACTACATCGTGCGGCCTGATGTCACTATGCGGAGGCTGAGCGGGTACAGGTGGGATCCGCGCAAAAGCCTGTCAATCGTAGGCGCTGCTGTGGGCAGGCGCATCAATCCACACATGCTCCGTCACACATTTGCATCACTGCTCGCCCAGAAGGGGGTCAGCCTCTATAAGATATCCGCCTGGCTTCGCCATGAGAACATCTCCACCACTGAGGTCTACGCCCACTTGTGCCCCGTAGACTCCGAAATCTCCCGACTGTAAGTGACGATTAGTTAACATATTGACAAATTGTTGTCGTTGTGTGTATTGTGTCTTTGGGGGAAGAAGTTCACCGGGAGAAATCTATGGGATTGCGTGAATTGGCAGAAACTGAGTACAAAGATGGAATTCCGACATGGCGGAAGGAGATCTTCGAGAGGCTGAAGTTGTGGGGGGGGATTGGCAAGGTCGCCTACGTTGCGGACTTTGAGGCGCGGGTGTTGACGATAGACGGGCTGGTCTTCGAGTTGCCGGCCAACCACACCAGGAGGCCACCCAGCGCGTTGTGGGTGTGTTCGCTCCACGAGGATGGCACCAGCAGTTCTCTGGGTGAGATATGCAGCCTCTGGGAGCTGGGTGAGGCGTTACTGTAGGAGTGATAGGCAAGCCCCTCGAGAGAGCATCTCGGGGGGCTTTGTCGTGGGTGCTTGTTTACGGGTGTAGTGGGTGCTTGTTTACCACAGGCGCGGCCCGGCACCGGCGGGCGCGGCGCGGTGGGCGGGGTGGTCGGCGTGCGTCGATACCTAGCCCGGCTTTGCTTTGGAGTTCTAGGTATCGATATGCTATGCTTTGAAGTTCTAGGTATGTCAGCGGGGCGGCGCGTTTGGGCGGGGGCTCGCGGTCGGGGTGGGAAGTCGGGCGGCGCGTTGGTGCTGGGTGCTGGGTTCCGTCTCGGTGCTGGGCGCAAGCTGGGCGGGCGGCGTCTCGTGGTGCCTGGCGTTAAGCTCCGGGCGGGGTCGATATCGGGGCGGGTCTATACCTTGCCTGCCTGGCGTTTGTTCCTCTGGGGTCAACGTGGGCGGTCGATATCGGGGGCGGCGTGCCTGGATATGATAAATCCCGCAAGCTGGGCGGCTTGCGGGACTGTGAAGGGGGGGGCGGTGTGGGCGGTCGGTTACTCCAAGCTATTGCAGGTCAAGCAATCAAGGGCGGCGGTGATTTGTCGCCATGCGGTATCAATGCGGCGGACGGTTTCAAGGTTGGGTGCCTGGCGTTGCTCCTCGTCAATCCGGGCGTTGACTAAGTAAGCTGCCTCCGTGTCTAGAAGGCTGAGGGCGGCGCCGTAACGGTTCCGGCGGTCTCGGGCGGCTTCCTGGCGGGCGGTCTCGTTGGGGTCTAACATGCGGGAGAGCTCCTTAGATAGCAAAACGCGGGGCTTTGCGGGGTTTGGGTTGTAGTGGGTGCGGGCGGTGATCGTCTGCTGACGGGTCGGTGAGCGTCTCGGGGGTGATATATACGCGGTGGAACTGGTACAGGAACGCGGCGGCGGTGTTATAGGCTGTCAAGCGGGCGCTGTCGTCTTCTCGGGTCAATCCGGGTCTGTCCTGGATAATGGCAAGCCACAATCGGGCGGCTATCTGGGCGGGGGTCTCTTCGGGGCTGGGCTTAACGGTGGCAAGCTTTCTACAGGTGAATACGTTCATGCTGCTTTTGCTCCTACTGCGTTCCGGGCTCCTGTGCCATGCGCCACGATTGCGATACTCTTCGCGTTGAGGGTATTTCCGGCGCACAATCCACACCGGGCGCAAGTCGTCTTGTAATTCATCTCCTTTGAAGCGGGGCAAAGAATTTCTGCGGGGGTCAGTTCGTCAGTGCGGGCGATAACCCTAAACGTGCGGGCTCCGTCCTTCCAGGCGTCCATTGCTTCGGGCAAGTCCTGCACGCTGCGCATATACAAGGCGGCGTCAAAGCTGGATCCAAGCGTAAGTGCTTGGTGGGAGTAGGCTGTATGGCCAGTACAATCGGCCAACAGGTTGTCCCAAACATGGCGGGGGACGGCGGCGCCATCGCCATAGGTGCCGATCCTAACTTCTCGACCGGCACCGGCGGCGCGTATAAGGTCGGGGGCGTTGCTGTAATCGGGGTATTGATGCCGGCGGAGTGCTTTGTAGACTGCGAGGGGGCCGTGTATCAGGGCGACATAGCAGCCGCGATCGTCTGCATACCCTGAGTCGTTGTCGTTCGGGGTTCCTTTCTGGGGGCACGTTCCGCAGATTCCAAAATCGAGGCCTGTGCGGTTGGCGGTTATGGGGTCAGCGTCTCGCCTAATGATATAGGTTTGCACGGTGTCGGCGGTCTTGGTGTTGGTCGTGTGGTGAAGGGCGATAACGGCGATCGGGCTTCCGTCCAATAGTGAGGGGCCGTTGTAGATAATGAGGCCTGTGGGTTTCTTCGGGCGGCGCCTGGCTAAATAGGCGGCTTGCATGATGTGGAAGGGGGCTGATAACATTTGATTTCCTTAAGCGGTGGCGGTGGAGGTGAAGGACGGGCCCTGCCTGCAAGCGGGGCCCGTCCTGGTGGTGGGTTAGGATTTGGGTCGAATGACAACATAATCAGCGCGGGGCTGTCCTGCGCGGGTCTCGGTGACATTGGGGCAGGTGTGGCAGGTGGCATGCTCGGGGCCGTCCTGGATAGACGGGCACAAGGGGGCGCCAATTTTGCACAGGGGGCTCTGGGCGTCAATCATTCCAGCGCGTAACAGGGCGGCGCGTTTGCTGTCCTTCGGGAATAGGGGGAAGAAAAAAGCGCAAAATACCGGCTTAATGTGTCGGGTCAGTTTGGCGATACAAGCGGGGGTTCCGTGATATTCAGGGTCGGGTCCGTGCTCGTGGTAGGCTTTGGCAAGCTGGCGCGCCTGGCGATAGTTGAGGGCGATCGGGCTGGTGCTTGCTCCAAGTCCTGATGGCAAGTGGGTGATCTTCCATCCGTGTCCAGTGGGCTCGCCGGCTTTGAGCGTGCGGTGAACGGCATAGTTGCCGATTGCGATGGCGTCAAATGGGGCGGGGGCAAGGTGCTTGGGGTTCTCCATGCGCACCCGAACAATGCACGGGGCGAACTTGTCCCGGGTGCGGTCGTGGTAGTAGGGGGCGTCAAGATAGCGGTCTTCGTGTGCCTGGCGTTCGGCCAATCCGGGATTAAGCAAAGGGAGAGGGGCGGGGTCGTCGTCGTGGTAGTACATTGGGTGTGCTCCTTGTGAAGGGTGAAGGGTGAAGGGTTAACGGTAGTGGCCGTCATTGCAAAGGGTGAGGGGGCGTCTGGAGTCGTCGCTATATCCAACCACTTGGTAAAGGGTGGTTGGGCTCCAAAGATTGCAATAAGAGACAATCTCAACCTGGCTGAATGTCCAGCGGCACTGTTTAAAGGTCTGAAGGCGGGCAAGCCTGGCGTCTCGGGGGTCTTCAAAGTAGGCGGCGTCGTTGGTGGTTGGCATCTTATTTACTCCAAAACGTTGAACGGCGGGGGGGCTGGTGCACTTTGCGGCGGTCGATAAGCTCTAACACGATGGTCAGCAAGATGCCGGACAGGGCGCAAGCGGTTAGGAATAGGGTCAGCTCTAATTGGTCGGGTGTCATTTGGTGGGCTCCTTCGTGGTGGTGGTGTGCCTGGCGTCTCGGGTTTGATGGGTCGTGCGGTGCTCTGGGCGGTGCTCGGGGTCCATTGCTGCCATGATTCGCCATGCGGGGGGGTGTGGTGCCTGCCTGCTTCGTCCTTCTCATTTCTTAGGCTCGTGTCTTGTCTGATGCAAGGGGGGGCAAACTAACGGGAGAAGGTAGGGGCGACCTAGTAGCAGGTGGGGCGACCTATTCAATTTGTGCGGCGGCTGGTGCCTGCCTTGTCACAATGGTAGCAGGTGCGCGGGGTGCTGTCAAGGGAAAAAGTGAGGGGGTGGGTGCACTTTGTTACCGTTTCACCGGCAGTGCACATCATATGCATGCGCTAAGTCCTTACATGTATAGACTTACGTCGGCTCAGCTCACTTTCAATGTTAGCTGCTCGGCTGTCCAGCCTGGCACACCTAATAACATGACACCGGGCACATTGACACCGGCAAGCCTGGCGGAAGGGCTGTATTTATTGGGGTTTCTCGCATGGGTGCACATGTTGTGATAACAGGTGATGGGCTCCAGGAGGGGGGTAGATCGGTCTGTCTATGCATTGAAGTTCAAGGCATAGCCAGGCTGGGTATCGACACACCCGCCGGCCATCGAAGGGGGGCGTCAGGGGGCCAGGCGTGCGCGGATGTAATGTACACTTCCCTTCGCTGTCCTCCCCACTTTTCGAGTTTGCGCAAACCCTTGCGCCGTAAGCACTTACGCCTCCTCGCCCCCCACCTACGCCCACTGCGCTCTCCTGCACTCCATCCAGGCTGCAACCCCCAGCGCTGACGCCTCATCCGCGCTGCCGTCCCTGCCCCGAGCCGAGACTTCTCCGCCCCACCCCCACAAGCCCCCACCCAGAGCTTTCGACGCCTTAGAATCGATCCTGTGAGGCGTGCTGTGCTCCCTGAAAAAATTCTCCAAAAAAATTCCAGCTACATCGGTATCCCGGTTCAACTTGACATCTGCACACTTTTTGTGTATAATCGAGCCTATAGGCGGAATCGAGCGAGTTAGCCTATAAGCTTATAAGCTAATAAGCTTACTAGCTAATAAGCTTGGGTTTTTAAAGGTGCTGTTAGCTTATACGCTTATAGGCTTACCGCGCGCGAGGCCTCGAGCCGGAGATAGCATGGCAAGAGAGAAGCTTCGGGCTGGCTATCGGGAACTCCACTGGACACATCCCAGAGTGATGGATTCGCCGATAGACCATGAGGCCCTCAGCCAGCGCGCCTACAAGTGGGTGGGGGAGCACCGGGTGGTGATGGCTTACGAGCTTAACCGCAGCCTCCACGCCGGCGAGCATGTTCATCATATTGATGGCAACAAGCTCAACAACACCCCCCAGAATCTGGAAGTCCTTCCGTCCCGGAAGCACTCCGAGCTCCATGCCGATATCTGGCAGGAGCTACAAGCCGCCCGAGAGGAACTCTCCTTCTGGCGCGCAATGGGCGAACACCTTGACCGAGCGAGAGCACTGGCGGAGAAGCATGGACGATTCAGTAAACGGGGTGGCCTACTGCCACTGGTGCCAGGTTGAGCCGGCTTGGTACAAGAAGCCCAAGCCAGTCTGCTTCGACTGTGATATGTGCAGGGGCCATCGGCGCATGCCAGGCACCTGCGAGTATCCCCTCGAGGCGGTGAAGGCTGAGCAGAAGCGAGTACGAGACACAGATAAGAACTCCCCCTTCTATCGCCTGAAGGCGCACGGGGAGGGAATTGAGAAGGGAATGCGGTGGTGGAGGGGCGAGCTTCCAGGATGGGTCTTGGAAGAAACCAAACAGAGAGTGGAGAAGAACAGAATGAGCGCAGACCAATATTATGGATTTCGGTATGAACCCCTCGCCTTAGGCGTGGTCATCCGTCCTGTCAATAAGCTGAGAGAGGGCATCTATTCCAGCCCTCTCGAGGTCAAGGTTGATGGGCTGGAGAAGGTGGTTAAGAAGCAGGCGGCTCGCGTCAATACGCTGGAGGCGGAGGTCGAGGATCTTGAGAATGAAGTGGAGAGCCTGAACGACCAGCTCGAGAGCGTAGAGGACCAGTTGGCTGTCTCGGAGAAGGCTGGCGCAGAGCTGGAGGCCACCAACAAGTTTCTTCGTGAGAGATTGCTGGCCACAGGCCTCCGCGCCCACCAGGCCGAACTCCGCGATTCTGCCGCCGGCAACCGCGCCAACTCGCTCGCGGGACAGCTCAAGGATCTCCAGGAGCGCAATGTTCGCCAGGAGGTAATCATCTGCAACATGGACTCCCGCATGCGTAACTTCACCGGCGAAGATCGCCGACACACCTTCTCCGACTACTCCGCAGGGGGCAGGTACGCCCGATGAGTAACGACGCAGCCCGCAGCCTGTACAACGCGCTGGCGGGACTTCTTGACTCCAAGCACCCGACCCTCTCGACTGCAATCGAGGCGGTGGAGTTGCTGGCATCCGAGCTCGATGACCGGAACACGAACGCCCACGAAGACAATCTGAGCTGGGCACCGGCTGTTCCGACCAACTCGCTGGAGTATGAAGACCGGGTGCTTTGTGCGGAGTGATCCGTAATGGCCCGACCGATCAAAGAATTGAATCACAAGCATCGCCGGGTGGCTCAGCTCCGAGCACAAGGGCTGACTCACCCGGAGATTGCCGAGCAGACCGGCTTCTCCCCTTCCCACGTCAAGACCATCCTGGCAACCCCAGAGGTCAAGGACATGGTGACTGCGGAGAGCATCCGGGACAGTGCGCTCAAGACCATGAAGACGGTCGAGGAGGTACTGGACCGGGCTAAGGTTTCGGCAATCCTTCTGCTGGAGCAGGTCATCAACGACTCTGACCTGCTTGGGGACAACGCCCCCACCACGAAGCAGCGCCTGGACGCAGCTATCGAGCTGCTGGGAATCGCTGGCTACAGCAAGACCCAGCGGGTTGACCACCAACACAGTCACCTTCTGCAGCACACGGACCTGGCTGAGATCCGCAGCCGGGCGATGCTCCCCCCTATGGTTCATGTTATTGATGTGGAGGCCCTATGAGGATTGACAGCAGTCTCATCCTCGCCTCCCTCTTCCTTGCCTTTATCCTCTTCTCGACGGCTGCAATCTTCGCGATTGCCCACGACCATGAGCGACAACAACCACCCCGAAAGATCCCGCATGTCCATCGACGCTTTCATTACCTCCATTGTTGACTACCTCCAGTTCCTGGCAGTAGCCATCCCCGAAGCCATCGCTGCGTTCCTCGCTGTTCTGGGTCTCGTCTAAGCATGGGTGACCTGCCCTACCCTCCCGCGTTCGACAGGGCGGTGACCATCACCCTTCGAGAAGAGGGTGGGGCCCGACTCGCCAACCACAAGTTTGATCCAGGTGGAAAGACGAAGTACGGCATCAGCCAGAAGAGCTACCCGCACCTGAATATCTCGCTGCTCACCGAAGCTGAAGCCATCGACATCTACTTCCGGGACTACTGGCTCCCCCTCCATCTCGGCCTCATTCACAGCCCCTATGTGGCCGCAGAGATCTTTGATACTGCGGTGAACTGCGGGGTGGGCACTTCGGCCAGAATCGCTCAGCGGGCAGTGAACATGCTCTCTCTGGGCCAGGAGCTGAAGGAGGACGGCAAGATGGGGCCAGCCACGATTGCCGCCCTGAACGAACTCTCTCGGAAGCATGAGCTTCCACTGGTGGTCTGCCTGAATCTCAATCAAGGCATCCGATATGTCGAGATCGTGAAGAGCAACCCCAAAGACTTTAAGCACTTCATCAAGGGTTGGATGAAGCGACTGGCGCCCCCGAAGGAATTGCTGACATGAACTACTCTTTCGCCAAGACCGTCGAGAAGGTAATCATCGCCTTCATCATGGCCTTCCTTCCGGGCATCACGGTCACCGCCACCCTTCCTGACACTGCCGCCCAGTTCCAGGCCACCTGGTATCTCTTTGCGGCATCCTTGCTCACCGCCCTTGCGAAGGGCTACGACAACTACCGCAAGAACTCCCCTCCTCCCTCCAATGACGCCCTCGTCTCACTCGACTATGCAGCCCTGCCAGCCTCGCTCCTGGTGTATCTCTCCCTCCCTGCTGCTGGCGTGGGCGTCATTTCTACTCTTACTGGAATCTGCTGATGGCCCTCAAAGATATCCGAAGCACGCGATCCCGCGTTGACGAGCTCCGCAGCATCAGAGACCAGATCGACTTGGTCTGTCGCGGCTCGAATGATGTACAGAAGTACTACGACCGCGCCCTGCTCGTTGGCGGCAACGACATCAAGGATATCCACACCGCATGCCTTGACCGCCTGGTTGACCTTGATGGCATCCTGGCGCAAGCCTACGCCGACCTTGCTGCCTTCCGTACCAACGGCATGGTCTTCAAGTACCGCTGGCAGGCTGGCAAGGGGAACATCCGGTACGTCAAGTTCACCACGACCCAGACCCTTGAGTTGGTGGATATCTATGGCGACGTTCTCACAACGGGCTGGTGTACCGGAACGATCGCGGATGTCTTCGCTGTTGGCGACATCGTCAAGATCGAGAACGCGGAGGTTACTTCCAATAACGGCAATCGCGAAGTGTCTGTCATCACTGACCAGACCATTACCTTCCTCAACATTCAAGGCGCGGCAACCCTGACGGACGCTTCGGCCATCGTTACCCTGTGGGCAAGAGCATGACCCTTGTCGACGTAAAGGAACATATGCCGGACATCAACAACGATACCGGCGTCTCGCTCAAGATGGTCACTTCTGTCGTCTGCCTGGCGGTCTTCCTGGTAACGACCTACTTCAACCTGAACGCCAAGCAGACCGAGATTCTCTTCAAGGTCGAGCAGATCGAGCAGTCCATCAATCGTGGTGGCCGCTGGACCCGGGACGACATGAGCCGCTTCACCAGCGAGGTGAAGCTCCTCAACCCAGATATTAAGTTTCCCGACCTCGCGTCGATTGGAAGCTCCGGGAGCTGAGCTCCCACTCAAAGGTGGCGGAATTGGCACACGCACTCCACACCCGCGACGGCGGACGGAGAGAGCAAGTTACGGCGAAAGCACAACCCACTTGCAGGTTCGACCCCTGCCCTTTGAGTTTCAATTGCGGCCTCGCGGCCATGCCCCCAGCGGCCCAAGCTGGCGCACTTGATGGCGTAAGGTTCAAGCGGGGCTGTCACCCGAAGACGACAGTGACTGCCGGGAATAGACTGGCGCTTCCCCCTCCCACGAAAGTACCCCCTCCTTGCAAAGCCCCGAAGACCGGGCTGCGCTTCTCGACATCATGGGCCAGTGCTACCGCAGCACTGAGGCATGCGGGCGAATCCTCTTCCCTGAGCACTTCACCCTTCCCGAGACCGCACTCCACCGACAGATCAACGAAGCCATTGATGACGACAGCCTGAAGAAGGTAGTCATCAGCGCTCCTCGCGGGCTTGGCAAGACCACGACGATGTCTATCGCCAAGTGCGCCCAGAGCATCCTCTTCGGCAAGCACCGCTTCATCTGCTACATCAGCAACTCGCTCGATGCCGCGCAGCGCCAGACGGACAACCTGAAGCGCGAGCTGATGACCAACAAGGATGTCAAGCGCTTCTTCGGCAGCATCCGGCCCGACAAGTATGACGGCGTGGACGAGACCTTCAGCAAGCTGAGCTGGGTCGCCAAGAGCAACCTGTCCGGCAAGCAGACCATCGTCCTCCCTCGCGGCAATCAGCAGCAGGTACGCGGACTCAAGTTCGGCGCTATCCGCCCCGACCTCCTCATCTTCGACGACCTGGAAGAGTCCCTTCTCCTGAACAGCGAAGAGCAGCGCAAGAAGCTGAAGGATTGGTTCTTCTCTGATGCCCTTGAGTGCGTGGACCAGATGGGTGCCCCCTACAAAATTATCTACATCGACACGCTCAAGCATGAGGACAGCCTCCTCGCCAATCTCCAGGAGCTGCCGGACTGGCACCATGTACGCCTCAGTATCTGCGACGAAAACTTCCAGAGCCTGGCCCCCGAGTTCAAGACCACCGAACGCATCGCGGAGATGGTGGAATCGGCGCGAGCTTCCGGCACTCTTGACCACTTCTACCGCGAGCATATGTCCGAGCCTGTCAGCAAGGAAGATGCAAGCTTCAAGAGCGAGTACTTCAAATATTACGACGAACAGGACGTGGAACTAAGCTCCGACCCTGACGTTGAATCCTTCGTTATTGTCGACCCCGCGAAGACCGCAAAAGCGACCAGTGCCTACAGTGCGGTGGTCGGGGTTGGCGTCAACCTTCGCACCAATACGATCTACGTCCGTGATCTTGTCATGGAGCGCCTCGAGCGCGACGACCTGATGGATGCTGCGATGACCATGTGCGAGCGCCTACGGGCCCGCGTACTTGGCGTCGAAGTCACGGGGTTGGACCAGTGGATCGAACAGCCATTCCGAGACGAGATTACGCGGCGGGGGGCTATGGTGCAATTCGTACCCCTTCACGCGAAGAAGGGTAAAGGGGAGCTGGGCTACGAGTCCGGCAAGGTTGGCCGAATCGCCGGCCTGGTCCCGTATTACCGGCAGGGACTCATCTGGCACAACAAGGCGGTCTGCGGCCCCCTCGAGCAGCAGCTTCGCTCCTTCCCCCGCTCTAAGCGCTGGGACGCGATGGACGCTCTGGCCTACACCCTCGAGCTCCTCGACTACGGTGAGCGCTACTTCTGGCCACAGCGTGCGAGCGACCCCAAGTTCAACATCGAGACGGAGTACGCCGAGCTTGAGCGCGACTTCAAGATGCCCGACCTCCCGGAGCTCTCCGATAGCTGGGGCCAAATCAACGACGACTGGATGGACTATTAATGCCCGCAATCATTGACCCGAATCCCCACCGCCGCGAAGGCTCTATCAGCTCCGACAAGGACTACATGTATCAGTATCCTGGCGAGCTGGACCTGAAGCCTGGAAGCCCTCTTCACGAGAAGCTCCGCCGGCGGATTCTGGACCGGGCTCAGGAGAGCTGGGAAGTAATCAGCCAGCGACACACTGCGTGGGACAAGGTGGAAGACACCTGTACCGCATTCATGCCCCTCGACGAGAAGGAGCGCCAGGTCCAGCGTATGGACTCTCGCCGCCCTGTCAGTATCGTCGTCCCCCTCTCTTACGCGGTCAAGGAGACCCTGCTTGCCCACCTCATCAGCATCTTCAGCATGGACGGTATCTGGCAGTACGAGGCGCGTGGGCCGGAGGATGTGGGTGGCGTGGCTCTCATGGAGAATCTGGTTGACGCCCAGAGCAAGCGATTCAAGCACCTTCTTGCCCTTCACACCTTCTTCCAGGACGGCATCAGCAAAGGCATCGGGGTAGTCGCTCCGGTGTGGGAGACCAAGTACGGCCTCCGCGACCAGGTCATTCTCGACCCCATGACTGGCATGCCGGTAGCTTCCAAGCAGGAGCACCTGACCTTCGAGGGCAACCGCCTTCGCAACATCAATCCTCGCCTCTATCTGCCGGACCCCAACGTCCCTGCCCACGAAGTGCAGGACGGCGAGGCTGTCGGGTGGGTATGGCGCGACTCCCAGATTGGCATCCTCGAAGAGGAGCAGCGCAACCCGGGAGCCATCTTCAACGCCAAGTACCTTCAGCACATCGCCGAAGGACGCAGCCAGATCTTCAAGGGCCGGGATGACACCCGGCAGACGGCCATCCGCAACACGCGCCCCGTCGACCGCATCTACATGTACGAGCGTATCATCCCCGCCGAAGTTGGGCTGGGTCCGAGTGAGTTCCCCGAGATCTGGTGCTTCCAGCTCGCGGCGGATGAGGTCATCATTGGCGCTCAGCCTCTTGGCCTGAACCACAACATGTTCCCGCTGGCTGTATGTGCCCCCGACTATGACGGCTACTCCTGCGCACCCATTGCCCGCCTCGAGGTAACTCTTGGCCTGCAGGGCGTAGCGGATTTCCTCTACAACAGCCACATCGCCCACTGCCGCAAGAGCCTCAATGGCGTGACGGTGGTTGACCCCAGTGTCATCAATATCAACGACATGACCGCGCCTGGTGCGCACAAGCTCATCCGGGTGCGCCGCTCGATGTTCGGCATGAACGCCATCGACAAGGGCTTCAAGCAGTTCCCTGTGAGCGACCCCACCACGAACCATGTGAGTGAGGTCGGCATGATCGACTCCCTCATCGCCAAGATTACCGGCGCTTCGGATTCGATGCAGGGTGTCTTCTCCGGTGGTGAGCGCAAGAGCGCACAGGAGGCCCGGGACACTTACCTCTCCGGTATCGGACGGGTGGAGAAGATGGCCCGCATCATCAGCGAGCAGGCGATGGGTGACTTGGGCTACATGATTGCCAAGCACACTCAGCAGTTCCTCAGCCAGGAGTCCTACGTGAACATCACGGGTCGCCTCCAGGAGGACATCATGGAACTCTACGGGCTTGACCCGATGGAGACCCGGATTCCTGTTGGCCCTCAAGACCTCATCGATGTGGACTTCGACGCCATCGTCCGAGACGGCACGATGCCCTCGAGCTCCTTCACCTCCGAGCACATCCAGCTCATGCAGCTCGCCATCCAAGACCCCCGCGTGTATCAGACCTTCGACACCGCCCGGTGGATGGCCGAGATCGCCAAGAGTATGGGCATCAAGAACATCAACGACTTCAAGTTCAAGACGACCGTGATGCCCACCGCCGACGTGGCCGGCATGGCGGAGTCTGGTGAATTGGTTCCTGCTGGATGAACGACGATCCAAAGATCAGCAAGCAGGAATGGGCGAAGCTCTTCGCAGACAAAGCGTGGCAAGCCTTTATGTGGCATGTGGACTTCTCCGTCGCCGAGACGATGGTGGTCCTGAAGCTTGGTGACGGCATTGAGCTGCACCGGGCACAGGGGGCCATCTCGGCCCTCGAACGTATTAAAGCCTTCCAGGAGGGAGTGCTTCAAACCTTAGAAGAGGAAGACCATGACGACTGAATTTGACGACCTTGATGCGATTGGCCCCGAGCACGCTGTTTTGGGAGATGAGAAGATCGTATCCGCGCCAGAACCCGTAGAGATTGAGGCCCCTGCGCTTGACGAGAGCGACTTCGATGGGCCTGATGTCGAGTTTGCTCCTGCGCCCGCACCCGTTGCTGAAGAGTCCCTCGAAGACCGCCTTCAGCGCCAGCAGGAGCTCATTGACAAGCTTCTGGCGGGAAAGCCCCTCGTTGATATCCCGGAGGGCTACACGCCCGCCCCAGCCCCTGTGCAGACCGCCCCCGTAGCGCCCGTAGAGCCTGAGTTGCTTGTCAGTGACGAAATCTACGACGAGCTCATGTCGGACCCCAGAAAGTTCAATGACTTCCTGGTGGCTGTGCTGAAGAAGACTCGCGAGGAAGCGGTGGCCGAAGCCTATGGCGCGGCGCTGCAGAATATTCCGGCAGTGATGGAGCCCTCCATCCATGAAGCTGCTCGCAATCAGTACGAAGTGACTCGCTGGATGCAGGAGAACCCAATCTTGGGTCAGCATCAGCAGGCCGCTGCAACCATCCTTAACCAGGTCGACGCCTACCACCCGGCTCTCTCGCTCACTGAGAAGCTCGCGATGACTCTGAATACCCTCAACTCCCATCTGGGAGGAGCACCGCAGCGGACGGCGGTCACCACCCGTCCCACGTCTGGCGTCCAGCGTCCAGCCTTCGCACAGGCCCCTCGTGGCTCTGCTCCGAAGGCATCGGTTCGCTCCGGCCTCCAGGCGGAACTCGACGAACTCACCCTCTAAGGAATACCCCTCATGGCAATTGATAAGCAGGGTCGCGCTGGACAGTGGAACTACAATGTTCTGATTGTTGCTGCCGCGACCGTCGCGACCACCCTGAAGCCCTATCAGACTACGGTCCTCATGACCGCTCCGGCTTCCGGTAACTCGGTCATCACCCTCCCCAATGTCGCTGAGTGCGCTGGTCGCATCTTCACGGTCAACTGTATCGACGGCACGGGCACTTGCTCTGTAGCCGGCGCTGGCGACGAGCTCAAAGCTTACGCCTCTGGCTCCATCACCGCCAACGGCATGTGCTCCGTCTACTCGGACGGCATCAACTGGCACGCCATCGGATTCCAGGCCACCTAATTAGTAACCAGGAGCACCACCCCCAATGAGCATTAAAGGCGACCTGCGCGAATGGCGTGTCGATATTCACGCCCTGCAGCACTTTACTTCGGTCCCTCCCGACTCTGAGACCGGAGCGCTGTATGTCGACGGCGAACCCTACGGCTCTGGGGGTGGTGATTCCTACACCCATCCCAACCACTCTGGCGATGTGACCAGTGTGGCGGATGGGGCTCAGACTATTGCTACTGGTGCCGTCACGAACGCCAAGATGGCGAACATGGCCCAGAACACCATCAAGGGCAACGACGCAGTTCTTGGGGTTCCCAAAGACCTGACGAAGGCTGAGGCGCTGGCTCTGCTGAATGTCGCAGACGGCGCTCAGGTCAACACGGTCACCTCCGTGAACACCGAGACCGGCGCTGTGGTTCTCACGAGCGACGACATCAGTGATGCGGCGCAGACCAACAAGTGGTCCAGCGCAGCCAGAAATACCAAGACCGACTATCTTACGGTAACGGCTGCGACCGACCTCGACACAATCAGGGCCAACACGACCACCAACAACGCGAAAGTCACCAACGCCACCCACACCGGCGAGGTAACTGGATCAGCAGCGCTCACGCTGGCGGCTTCGGCTGTCACAGCCCGTACGCTGGCTACTCCGGTCGGTGCTGACCACGCGCTCATCTATGACGCTTCTGGTGCGATTATCGCGAAGGCGCTCATCAGTCTCTGGCCGATGACCCGAATTGTTGCTGCTGTTGCGGCTGCGGCCACAGTGACCATCAACGCGAGCCTTGCCTTCAACGGCATCTTCAAGCTCACGACCTCCGCGACCGCCATCACCACGATGGCTGCTCCTACAGGCTCCCCGATTGACGGACAGACGATGGAGATCTGGATCGTACAGGACGCCACCGGAAGCCGTACTATCGGCACCTGGAATGCGGCCTTCAGGTGGAATGCCGTTGGCGGCGTACCAACCCTTACCACCACGCCGCTCGCCGTCGACATCCTGTGCTTTCAGTATTACTCCACCACTGCTGCGTGGATGTGTACCGCGAAGCTCCTGGCGGCGGCTATCTAATGGCGAGCACCGGCAACATCTATCCAGGAACGCTTACTGAAGTTGCTCCTGGAGACAACACTTGGGTCGACCTGGCTAACGCCAAGACGGTCTCGGACGACGTGGCGACCTGCAGCCTTGACGGCGTGTCGACTGCCTTCTGGCTCCACGCCACCAATTTTGGGTTTACGATCCCGGCTGGGGCCACCATCAACGGCATCGTCGTTGGGCACAAAACAAGCGAAGACGTTGATGTGGATGGTGAGGTAAATAGCGTCCAAATCATTGTGGGCGGATCTCGGGTCGGGACACCAAAGACCACCGGAGACATCACCACAACACTCACCACCAGAGCCAGCGGCACTGTATCGGACCTTTGGGGCTTGACCCCAACCCGCGACCAGGTTGTCGCAACGGACTTTGGGGTTGCTCTCCAGCTCAGGAATTGGACTGCTGGGGGTTTGGGCAACGTCAATGTCGCCTACATCCGCATGGACATCACCTACACCGCCGCTTCTGGCGTGACCTACGGCTTTCACACAGTCCTCTAAGGATCCCAATGGCAGAACGAAACACAGTTGTAACCATTCCGAAGTACGTCGACGCGCTCGTTCCTGGCAGCGGGAAGTACTCGATGTCTGAGCTTCGAGAACACAACAGGCTCCGCTCCCAGCGAGTCTACGACGAACTCCAAGCGCTCAACGATATTGAGATGCTCGCTCGCGTGGCTCAGGCGCTCCCTACCGGAGACACCGCCGAAGAGGTCGCTGCCTTCGAGGCCGGGTTTACGGTACAGATGAAGCGCCTTGTCCGAGACTATCGCGTGCTCGCGACCACGAACGACGCGACCCCGAAGGATGTGCGCAACGCGGTCCTCCAGGCCATCATCGACAACTTTGCAGCCCGTGACGCAAACAGCGACGGGAAGATTAACAAAGCGGAATCTGGCCTCCACGACCAGCTCTTCAACGCCCTCGACATTGACGCTGACAACAGGCTCACCGTCGCAGAACTCCAGGCTGGCATCGCCGCCTGACCCACCGCCTCCCAATCACTGGCAGGCACCCCCTAAACACACGCGCCACTTCCGCTCGTCCTGAGCATGGCGCAGGAGAACATAATCATGGCAGACGCAATCGGCTATTTCGGCATGCGTGGTTCGGGCAACTGGACCGCCGACGAACGCCCCAAGAGCTACCGGGAGAAGATCCTGGAGCTGTACCCCAATGGCGATATGCCCCTCACCGGCCTTCTGAGCAAGACCGCCAGCGAGACCGTCAATGACCCCGAGTTCAACTGGTGGGAAGAGCCCCTTGCCAGCCAGGCGGGCGACCTCTCCGGTCATGGTGTCTACACCGACCAGAGCCTCGCTACCGAATACACCAGCTCCAGCACTGTTGCGGTTGGTGGAAACATCTACGTCAAGGTGAGCGAAGCGACCTGTAACGAGATTCGCGAAGGCCACCTGGTGATGCTGCGCTTCTACAGCGCGACCGCCCCCGATGCCAGCCGCGATCGGCGCGGTAAGGTTGTTGGTCGGCGCACCAACGGCGCGGATTCGATGATCGCTATCAAGATGCGTGAAGCGGATACCGCGACCGCGACCAACCTGTCCACCGCGAACCGCATCGTGGTCATCGGTAACTCCAACGCGGAAGGCAGCGCGATGCCTGATGGGATTCAGTACGATCCCACCAAGTACGTGAACTACACCCAGATTTTCCGCACGCCCCTGCGCTTCACCGGCACTGCTCTGAGCCAGGCGCTCCGCACCAGCGACCCGTACAAGCGGCAGAAGGCCCGGATCCTGAAATATCACGGGATCGAGATGGAACGTGCGTTGATCTACAACGGCGCGCCTTATGAAGGCACCGGCGCGAACGGCTTCCCCGAACGCGAGTGCGGTGGCTTGATGAAGTGGATCTCCACCTACGCTGCGGCGAACGTAGACAACTACGTTTCCTCGACCTCTGTAGCCACGAGCACCACTTGGGTGTCCGGCGGTAAGGATTGGCTGGACGCGAAGATGGAATCCGTCTTCAAGTATGGCCGCAACCGCAAGCTGGCTCTCGTCGGCACGGGTGCCCTCTCCGCCATCAACGCCCTCGCCAGCCAGTACGGCACGGTGAACATCAGCCCGAAGGACCGTTCCTACGGCATGTCCGTTGTCGAGTGGGTGACCCCCTTCGGCATGCTGGACCTGATGATCCATCCCCTCTTCTCGCACGAGAAGACCGAGTCCGACACCATGCTGATCGTCGAGCCCGAGAACATCAAGCTTCGTCCCCTGAAGGGCCGTGACACCCACTACAAGAAAGACGATCGTCTGGAACGTGGTGGCGCTCAGGGTATCGACGGCATCGAAGAGGAGTTCCTGACCGAAATGGGCTGGGAAATCCACCACCCCCTGACGATGGGTATCTTCACTGGTCTCGGCAACACCCACGCCAGCTAATCCCAACCCAATGTAATCAAGGGGAGCGCAGCCCGTCTGCGCTCCCCTTTTCTGGAGATCTATGGCTACTCTACTTCAGCTCCGCACTACCTTCGTAAAGCGCTCTGGGCGAACCGACCTGGCTTCGACCGACTACACGACCGACAATGGCGCGGACTTCTTCATCAACGAAGGCATTCGCGAGCTGGATGGCCTGCTCCCGAATCCAATCAGCCGCAAGACGCTCAGTACCAGCCTTGCGGCTTCTGCGTATTCGGTGAGCTTCGCCGACCTGCGCGTCCCCATCAACGTATGGGCAACCGACTCCGACAGCGACCGTTGGCTGCTTGGTAACAAGACCGAGCGGGACATGCGGAACAACTGGGAGACCACCTTCGACCTTGTCGACTCCGGCTCTCCCACTTACTGGTCCATTGGCACCACCCTGAATAGCGCCACACCCAGCACCACGATGGCGCTGACCATCATGCCGCCTGCTGACGCAACACACACCATCGAGGTTGAGGGCTACTTCTGGAGCACCACTCTCGCAATCAATACGGATACCAACTGGTGGTCCGTCACCCATCCCGGACTCTGCTACCTGGCTGCGCAGTACGCCCTCGAGGTGAGCCTGCGCAACACGGCTGGCATGAAGGACTGGATGGGGGCAATCGAGCTCAGGCTTCGCGGTATTGACCACGACGCCGCTGAGACAGAAGCAGCAGGCAATATGGAGTTGAGTGGATGATTGAAAAACGTGAGCGCATCAACAACACGCGGAAGGTGACCGACGCCATGCGCACGGAACGCCCTGCCCGCCAGGTTGTGGTCAAGACTCATGCAGTGGCCTTCAGCGAGTACGTGATGGTCCCAGACCAAGACGGCTTCGCCTTCCGGCACATGGCCCCTGTGGGCTACTACTGCAAGTCCCTGCAGCTCTTCCTGGACAACTGCTCTGGCGCTCGCATCCAGCTCCGTGTGGGCGATGACGAGTATGTGGAGCGGGATGTTGTTGCTGGGGAGAACACCTTCCAGATTGAGCGGGTGATTCCTGCCGGCACCCGTATCCGGCTCCGCTTCATCGAAAGCACCACCGCGATGGGGATCTGGATCGCGTGGGTCGGAGAAGCCAGTGCCTGAACTCGTAATCAAAGAGGGGCTCAGGACGGGCATCCGTTCCCGGGAGGACAACGAGCGAAACAGTGACCAACTCACCGTGCTCTACAACGCGAAGCCTGGCATTCACGGACTCGTCCAGCACAGCCCTATCAGCTTCCCCCCCACGCTCTCCTCTGCGATTGCTGGTGCTAGCATCACGGTCAGCCACCCATTCCCTCAGCTATTCAGGGGACAGATGGCAACCTACCTCTTCAGTGAGACCGGAGTCTGGAGTGTCAATGAAACCAACATGCTCTCCACTGGAACCGTACTCACCGCCCTCACACTCAAGAAGCTGGATGACACCTCTGGAGCTATCGCTTCTGGAGGGGGCGCTTGGCAGTTCGCTGACTGTGGTAAATCGTGGTGGGCATTCAACGGAACCACCACCGTCTTCTACGCCGAAGTCGGGGGAGTTTGGGCAGTTCGAGTAGATACCGCCTTCCAGGTGCCCACCCAGTCCGGCTGTCACTTCAGGGGCCGAGCGCTCTTTGGTGGCTTCGACGAGAACAACTACTGGAACTCGGTGTGGGATGCCAATATCGCTGGATGGACGGACACCTACATTGTCAACCCGGCTGGTGCCACCATCGCCGGTATCGGCTCCAACTTCGTGAGCTGGTCCAGCATCGGTGGCGGTGATGTTCTCGGGATGCTCTACCCGGACCTGATGGTCGAGGGGCATGAGAAGTACAGCACGGGTGGGCATAGCGCAACCAGGCCCATCTGGAACGACTTCCTGGAGCGCAATGAATGCGGCTGGATGCCGATGGACTGGGCAGGGCGCGTGCTCTGCATGAAGCCTCTCGGGGATGCGGTAGTCGTCTATGGCGACAATGGCATCTCGGCGCTCACGATGGTCAGCTCTCCCGTGCCCACCTTTGGCCTGCAGCCCGTTGCCAAGTTCGGTATCGCTTCCCGCACTGCGGTTGGTGGTGACGAGAACGGGCACCTCTTCATGGATAACTCCGGCATGCTCTGGGAGCTGGGCACTGACCTGAAGCCCATCCGTCGCGACCACCAGGAGAGCTTCCTGCCCTTCGTGGGGGACGACATCTCTATCGTCCACAACCCGCAGATCAAAGAGTTCCACATCACCGGCACTGTCAGCTCGGTTCGTCGCTGCTACACCCTGACTGAGTCCGGGCTATACCGACACAAGCACGCACCGACCAGCGCCTTCTACCTCTCTGGCGGCATGGTCGGTATCTACGAGACCCTCTCTGGCTTCGACACCGTAGAGGTCCGCACGGACACTCTCGACTTCGAGACCCGCGATATCAAGACCATCCACAGCATCCAGCTCGGCTGTACGGTGACTTCTCCGCTTAGCTGCAGGATCTTCTACCGGAGCGACGCAAGCGCAGCCTGGTCCAGCACAGCTCTCGTAGCGCTTGACCTGAAGGGCAACGCCGACATCCTCGCCTCTGGAGTCGAGTTCCAAATCCAGATCTACGGCCTCGACTACACCGACTTCGAGCGCATCGACTACATCAAACTCCTCTGGCGCGAGCTCGGGGTCCGCAACTTTAGGGGTTCCGCATGAAAGAGTTTAACTTCCTGATCGACAAGGCCCTCGTCGCTGGTCAGCACACCGAGACCATCGGGGCCCGCAACCGGGACGTGCTGGTGACCGCCAAGAATATGCGGCCCACTGAGTACGGACTGGCCTTCAACAAGGTCGTCAACGAGTCCCTTGTCAGCCCTCCCGCCACCGCGTGGCCCTATCCCCAGCTCTTCAAGGGCAAGAGCTCCTCTCTCCTTGTGGCCGAGCAGGCTGTCTACACCGTGAGCGAATCTACGTGGGCGCTCACCCAGAGCAAGGTGTATGACCTCTCTGAGATTCAGGCACCCACATCCTCCACCATCGTCACCAATGGCACCTTCACTGGCGCGTCCACTGGCTGGACGCTGGGCTCTGGCTGGTCCTATTCCGCCAATAAGCTGGTCGGTACTGGGGTCACTGCGGGCGCTGCCGCGACTCAGGCGAACGCCGCTCAGGCTGGCGCAAAGATGGAGGCCAACACGCTCTACCGGATTACGGTGGATATCTCCACCAGTGACCTCGTGGGCAGTCTGTTCCTGACCTGCGGCAGTGCGACCAGTGACTACTTCTCCACCGTCGAAACCCACACCTTTGACCTCTACTCGACGACCGCTGGAGACATCGCCCTGAAGTCCACCGACGGGTTCACCGGCACGGTAGACAACATCACGGTGAAGAAGATTGCTGAAGCCTCCATCCCCACTGGCGGTGGCGCGTGGCAGTTCGTTGACTTTCGTGGCGTGTGGTTCCTCCTCAAGTCGAACTGTATGATTGCCAAGCTCCCCTACTACTCCGACAACCGCCTGGTTGCGATTACCTCCAGCAGCGACGACTTCGCCTGTGTGGCCGGAGAGAACCTGAACAACCGGCTCTTTCTCGGCGGCATCACCGCTCCGACCCTGCTTGCCAGCGCCAACTTCGTTGAGGCTTGGAAGGCATGGGTGGAGAACAGCTCCGACTGGTCCGACGAACTCACCTACGCGGACATGACCCTGCGCACCAATGTGGTGATGTACTCCACCCGCGTAGGCGGTGACGTGTACTGGCCGTTCATCTTCGAGATGGCGCTACTGGGGCTCCCCCACCGCACCACCGCTACCATCGTCGCGGACCTCAAAGCGAACTATATCGACTGGATCCGCAAGGGCGAGCTTGGCTTCATCCCCCTTCAGCATCAGGGCTCCGTGCTCTGCCTGAAGCGGCTTGGCAGCTCGATTGTGGCGTACTGCGCCGATGGCGTCAGTATCATCTCTGCGCGTGAGCAGCGCGGCTTCCGGGCTGTTCCCGTGCATGGTGCAGGGATTGCCTCCAAGTGTGCGGTGAGTGGTGACGACAGCCGGCACCTCTTCCTGGATACCAACAACGTCCTCTGGGCGCTCACTCCCGACGGCGCACTGAAGCGCATGGTCGGCACGGGCACCTTCAACGCGATGGTCACCGCTGAAGCAACCAACCCCATCGTGGGCAACTACGACCCAGAAGAGCAGGAATACTACCTTTGCTCCGACCTCGAGGGATACATCCATACCCGCACTGGGCTGGGTGAAATCACGAAGCTGCCGACCTCCTTTGTTGTTGCTGGCAGCGGCCTGGTTGGTGTCGTCGAGGACTTGGGTACGCCCAACATCGAGGTGGAGACCGAGACCTTCGACATGGGCATGCGCGCACTGAAGACGATTCACAGTATCGCAATCGGCTATCAGGACATCACCAGCCTTCAGGTTGTGGTGCGCTACCGATACGACGACACCCCCACCTGGAGGGAGAGTCCGGCCTTTACGGTCAACGCGGACTCCATTGCGGTTCCCCTCTTCACCGCGAAGGACTTCCGGCTCAAGTTCACCGGAGTGCCAGGCACCGCTGCGAAGATCGACTACATCGACGTGGCGTACCAGATCTCCGACAAGCGGAACATTCGGAGCGCGTATGAGCTTTAAGACTGGACTGATCCGGCTCACCCCCGCGCAGGCGAGCCACTTCTGGTCGGTGCTCAGCATCGGCTTCATGAAGGCGCTCCCGCCCGGAGTGCTTCCCGGGACTACTGTCGCGAACAACATCCTCACCGGCATCCATCGCCGCACCCACGACTGCTGGGTCATCCAGCGCCGCACCGAGACCACGCAGAAACAGATTGGTGCGGCGATCACTACCGTCCAGGCTGAGTCCACATCCGCAGAGCGTGAGCTCGTCCTCTATGCCGTCTACAGCAACGGGGATATGTCCGATGTGGAGTGGGGTGAAGCGCTGGGCCTCCTTGCCGCAGTGGCGAAGAAGGCGAAGTGCCAACGCATCATTGCTTACTCGAAGAACCCGCGAATGATCGCTCTCGCCGAATCTCTCGGCGGTCGAGTCGATACCCGCGTCATTGAATTGGAGGTCTAATATGTCCAAAGGCGGAGGTACGGCGCTCTCTGCGCTGACTACTTACCAGATGAATACCCATGCGGCGCTGCTTGGTGGCGGGATTAATCAGGTTGCATCGGTGAGCCCGACCGGCCAAGCTGACCCCGCCAGCGACCTGCCGCAGGGTATCCTCGACTACCTGGATGACGCACTCGCTGGGGGCAACCCCTTCAGCGCTGCGTTCAGCTATGACCCCAGCACGGATATGCTTACCATCCAGGACTCTGTCGATGCCTTCCAGGCGCTCGTGAGCGCACTGGACCCCGAGACCGATCTTGGCAGTCACATCTCGCTGGCTATCACCTCTGCGGATGGGGCCATCACTACGACCTCTATCGATGCCGACGTGGATGCCTTCGAGACGGCGAGCGCTCCGGCGTTCGCTCGGTCTGTGAATCGGCTCACTAGCGGGATGGCTGAAATCAATGCGGTCAACTCCAGCGCCTTCATCATCGGGATGGCCCAGATGGAGAACGCCCGGACGAATGAGCTTGCCGCTTACCGGGCGAAGCTCGCCAGCCAGAACCAGCATGACCGCACTGTGCTCGTTGCCCAGTTTGCTGCGGATATCGCGAACATGCAGGGGCGTCAGCTTGACGCTCAGCGTGCGGCGACCGACATGCAGCGCGCAGTCAGCACCAACAACATTATCGCCATGAAAGAGTTCCTGGCTGAAGAGCTGGACCTCGACTACAAAGACAGCACCTACGAGATGGAGCTGTTCTCCTTCGCGAACCAGACCCTTGCCGCTGGTCTCGGCGCTTCTCAGCACGCAATCGGCCCCAGCAAGGCATCTTCCCAGCTCTCCGCCGCAATCTCTACGGGCGGCACCCTCGCCGCTCTCGGCGGACAACTCTCTCCCGCTCTCGGGGCTCTCGGCTTTCTGGTCGGTAGCACGGGCGCGTGGTTGGCGAACGCATAAAGGACTCTCATGAAAAACATCTTCAAATCCTCTGAGTTCGCGCTGGCAATGGCCGCGCTTGCTCAGGCCCCTCTCGCGGGGCAGCCCAATGCGAAAGACTCCGCTGCCTACGCTGGCGCTGAGGGACTACAGACTCTGGGTCAGGGGCTTGCCCAGCAGGAAGCGCTGAAGAAGGCCCGCAAGGAAGCCGAGAAGCAGAAGAAGGGCGCTCTGGGCGGCAGTCTTGGATCGCTGATTGGCGGAGCTGCAATGTCGCTCATTCCCGGCGTTGGTCCCTTTGCTGCCGCGCTTCTCGCCGGTGGCGGCGCTACTGTTGGCGGCAGCATCGGCACTGCTGTGGCGGGTGGCTCTGGCGGTATCGGCGATGCCGCGCTGAAGTACGGTGCTCCTGCGGCTGTCGGCGGGCTGGTCTCTGCCGGCGCGAATAAGCTGGGTGACCTGGTACTCAAGGGCACTACGGCTCAGGTCCCGCTTAACACCGGGCACATCAACTCTGCATACAGCCCAGACTTCAAGCCATTCCAGGCGACTCCCGGCCCTGCTGGTGTGATGCTCACTGGCCGCAATAAGGAAGTGGTGACCAAGCCGCTTCGCAACAAGCTCGGCAATGCAATCAAGCGGGTGGGCAGCAATATCAACCGGCTCCCCGCCGAGAGCAACGGCACCTTCACCTTCCACCCTGACGGAGGCTACTAATGGCCCGCATCAACATCCCCCACATGGGCATCACTGGCGAGGACTGGCCCGACCTTGACGGTATGGCCCCCACGCAGTGGCACAGTCATATCAAGAAGACTCTGGCAGAGCGCCAGGCGCAGCAGCTCTCCGGGAAGCCAGGCTCCACGCCCTTCCCTCAGCAGGCCCCGCAGCCTGGTGGTCAGCCGTTCCCCAACTCGCAGCCGGGCGGACCAATGCCCGCACCAGCTCCTGGTCGGGACTTCGCTTCGATGCTGGCCCAGATTCAGCAGAACGCGCCCGCTGCGCCGGTTGCCTCCAGGCCCGGTCTGGGCGACTCCATCATGAAGGCCATCTCCGCCTACGCCGCACCGACGACGGGCGGAATTGATGTTCCCATCAAGGCTGGCATGACTCCCGACCAGGTGACCGCTGTGAACCAGCAGCTTCTGGGCGAGCAGGAGCTTGCGGCCCGCACTGCTCAGGCCGAGAAGGAGAGCGCGCGGCAGGACCAGACTGCGGCGATGCAGATGCAGGAGATGGAGATGTCTCGGCAGATGCAGCAGGTGAAGTTGGCTGAGATGATGATGCCGAAGAGGAATGTCCAGATTGCCCCTGATGGCACTGTGATCGACCTCGAAAGCATCGGTATTGGCACGCAGCTCGGACAGGCTCCTCTGACCGCTGACCAGGTGGCGGACAATGCTGCGAGGGACAAGGCCTTCGGTCTTGATGAGAAGCAGCTTGCTGCCCAGATCGACTACCAGAACAGGTCGCTAGCGCAGGACGATGCGCAGCACGCTGCATCCCTCGCTGCCTCCCGCGCAAGCGCCGGAGCTGGCACGAAGGACTGGAACTTCAGCGAGAAGTATGGCGTGTTCGTCAATGAGCGCACTGGTGAATGGAAGGAGGCTCCTGGCCTTCCTGGCGCAGGCGAAGAGCCGCTTGATCCCAACGCTCTCATGGCCGGTATCCGCCTGGCTCGCCCCGATATCGATACCCTGATGGAGACCATGATTCCCCCTGAAGAGATGGTCAAGATCAATGGCGCTCTGGGTGACCTTCAGGGAGAGGACCGGTCGCAGAAGCGGTCGGGCGATATCCGCGCCTACCTGAAGCGCTCCGACCCGGACGCGTACTACTCGGCGATGGATGAAGAGCAGGTTCGTGGAGAGAGCTACGCTCGCGCCGAGCGACAGAACTGGAAGCAGCGCCCGGGAGCTGCAGCGCCTGGTGGTCCCCAAGTGGACCCCACGTCCGGGCACCCCGTAGATGACGCCGATCTCGACGAGAGTGCTCCTCCGCCGACGGTGCTGCAGACCCTCGCCGACAAGCTCGGCATCTCCCCTGCGGTAAGCGACGAGGTCAAGAAGTATCTCATCCAAGCTCAGCTCGGACAGCAGGAAAAGATGCGGAAGCTTCAGGCGGGGATGCCGATTACTCCGTCGGGAGCCCAGCTTGCCACTCCCCCCGAGAAAGATATCGCCAAGCTCAGCCCGACTGAGATGCTCATGTTTGGTATCAAATAAGGAACACCCATGCTACAGTACATTGCAGAAGATGGAACGACCCGCGTCAAGATGACCGCCGCTGAGAAGGCGGCTGCTGGCCTGCGCCCCAGCGCGGCGACGGTGGGTAGGGAGCAGGCCATCGCGGGACTTGCCGCTAAGGACCAGGCACGGGCGGAAGCTCAGGCGGTGGCTCCGAAGCGGGAACGTCCTGGCAACTGGGTCGACTCCGCAATTGCTGGAGCAATGGGCGATACCTCCAGGACCGACTCTGGTCTTCTTCGCGGCGGCGCGAATATGGCTGGTCACCTGACTCGCGACGTGGGCGCTATCAGTGCGGCCACCCTCGCCACTGGCAACCCTGTCACTGGCCTGCCTCTCGGCATGGCTGTGTCTCGTCCTCTGGGGCAGACCTTGAGCGCTGTCTCTGAAGGTCGCCCGGTAACCGTCGGCGGTGTCCTTCAGGGCGCTGCTGCTGGCGCTACCATCGGCGCTGTTGGCGCTGGTGCTGGTGCTGGAATCACCGCGCTCGGCTCCAGGTATCTACTCCCTGAAGTGGGCGTGGCTGGACTGAACGCTGTTGGTAAGGTGGTCGAGAAGTCTGTACTTCCCACTGCTTGGAAGGCCGGTATGGTTGCGGCTGAAGAGCTTGGTGTGGGTGCTGGCATGGAAGGCGCGACCGCTATCGCCGAAGGACGCCCCGTGTCTGCTGAGCAGCTGCTCTATGATACCGCGCTGGGTATGGGTTCGCGTGGCATTCTCCATGCGGGCAACCGTATCGTGCAGGGCAAGGCTCCGGCGCGAACTGGCACGGACGCTGGACTCGATATCATCGACCCGCTGAAGGCTGCAGTTGCGAACGGGACCACCCAGACCCCTGCGGCTATCTCTGCCATCAATGCGTCCCTCCAGTCGCTGAATGCGGCTCCCATCAACGCGCCGGTCACTGGAACCTTCGGGTTGCCTCCTCTCGCTTCGAAGCTGGGTCTTGACCCCATGCTCTCCGGACCTTCTGTGTCCGCTGTTGAGCCTGTCAATCCCAAGACCGGCGTTCCGCAGAGCGAGATGGATGCTCTCTTCGAAGAGCAGTACCGCGACCGGAATCCGCTCCCGGTGCTCGGTGCCGACCCGATCAATCCGCAGACCGGACTGCCGCAGAGTGAGATGGACGCCCTCTTCGAGGAACTCTATCAGAGCAAGCAGCCCCAGACGAGTGAGTTGGATACGCTGCTCGAGGAAGCATACCAGAACAAGGGTGCTGTTCCCGGCCTCGAGCGCATGGGCCCGACGCCCCCCGCTCTCGCGTATGGCCCTAAGCATAAGCCAATCATGCCCGGTGTCGGCGAAGTGTCCCTTCTGCCCCAGCCCGTCCTGCCTCCGTATGGCCCCGAGACCCCGCGCACACTCGCGCTCCCGGCTCCGGGACAGGCCGCCATTGGCGAGATCCCGTCCGACATCCGGCGCACTACGGCTGGGCCGAATGGCGCGACCATGCTGCCCAGCGACTCTGCCCAGTCGGGACGTGGCGCGGAGAAGGTGTGGTACATGCACGGCGGAAGCAAGATCCGCTTCGCCACCCCCTCTGAGGCACAGGCGCACCTGGACAACTATCTCAAGACGGCGAAGAATCCCAAGAAGAACCTCGAAGTGAAGCGCATGGCTACGCTTGATCGTGGCCCCGAGCTTACCGCGAACGGGCTCACTCCCGAGCAGTCCCGCGACCAGCACCGAGTGCGTGCGGCCAACTCTCCTGGCATGACTCAGGAGCGGCCTAAAGCGTTCGGTCCCGAGACGGACTCCAGCATTCCTCCGCTACCTAACCAGCCCGCGAACAACTGGGATACCAGCCGGGTGATTGGGCATGCCGACGAAGGCGTGAGTATCGGCAGGGAGGAGAATACGAACAAGGAGCTGGCCGCATTCCGCGAGGAGGTCCGCTCTCTGGGTGTGCTGCTGCCCAAAGGCCAGACCCTCGAGGATCTTGGGTTCCGCAACTCTGAGCGCAACGACGGCACTAAGCGCACTCTTCATTGGGTGAACAAGAACGGGCGCTTCACCGCCGACCAGTGGGTCGAGATGGCGCGGGAGCGTGGGCTTGTGCCGCAGGGCGAAAAGGGCAACGGGAGCGAGGAGCTCTCCGCGCTCATGACCGGCGATAATGGCGGCGCTCTCCGGCGGGATGCTGAGGACTTGGTTGCCGTTCCAGCGTTCGCCAATCCAAAAGAATCGCCGCGAGGGGAGGAAGCCAAGTCCGTCTACGAGATCATGCGGGACATGGGACTTACCGAGTCGGACGCTCCCGCCAGCAAGCCAGCTCCCGCATACGGCCCAGACACCCCGAAACCCACCCCGATGGACCGCGCTGCGGCTATTGCAGAGGGGCTGAAGAAAAGTGGGTGGACTCCGCCAAAAACGACCTCTGAGGTTGCCCCAGAAACGACGAGCTCCCTCGAGGTAGTATTCTCGGAGCCTGAGACGGCTAAAGCGCCTGACGTGGCAGCTCCGGCTGCTGACGGGGATTCCGCGCCTGTCGGCGGACCACGCGTCTCCGTTCGCGCCCAAGATGGCCCGCGACCCGACATGAATCGCACTCCGGTGGAGGTTCCGCCCGTTGAAGTGAGAGCTACAACTACCAGGCGGCAGAAGAACGCTGCCAAGCGCGAAGAGCTGAAGGCTGAGAAGGCTGGGGAGTCCACCTCCATCCGCGATGACATCAAGCGCCTCGCCTCCAGCACCGACCGCACCCTCCTGGCTGACCTTCGGGAGCAGCTTCCCCAGCATGGCCGGGCTGCGCTGGACAAAGAGCTCATCGCGATGCAGCGAGACGGCGAGCTTGTCCTGAACCGCAACGATGACCCGCAAACTATTACCCCCCGAGACGAAGCTGCGAAGCTGATGCTGGGTGATGACCGGCGGGATATTGTCTACTTGACGCCGAAGAAGGCTGTGGTAGAATCCGGCATGGATAAGCCGAAGGATACAGAGGGGTGGAAGGTCACTCGCGAGGAGTTCAGCAAGGGCGAGGGCGTCATCTTTCATGGAAGCCCAACCAAGAACATTGACAGGCTGGAGGCGAGCCGTGCCCAAATGGCTGGTGAGGGCATCTACTTTGGCACAGACAAGGACTACCTGGCTGGCGAGTTCGGCCTGGATGGAGAAATGTATCCAGCGAAACTCTCTCCCGACGCGGTTGTCATTGACGAGTCCAATGGGAGACACTATACGACCGAAGAGATTGAGTCCACCAAAGCATGGAATGACAAGTTCTCGAAGGAATGGGATGACGCAGACGACGCATGGGAAAATGATTCCGACTTTGTGAATGCAGTGTATCGCGAGAAGGGCGTGGATGCTGTCGTACTCGGAGACGCCGCCGGGTCTTACGGCGTTGAGACGGTAGTCATCAATCCTGACGCCGTCAAGACGCACAGGCAGATGGTAAAGGAAGCCCTCGACGCCGGACAGACTGTGCCTCCAGAAGTTCTCGCAGACTACCCAGACCTGGCCCCAGCCCCAGCGCCCACCCGCCGAGAAGCGAACACCGCCAAGCGCGAAGCGAACAAGGCCAGCCGCAATGGCAAGAACGGCGAGAAGACCAACGACACTCTCGGCCAGCGCGCTGCTGAGCTGTCTGGTGAGAAGCCGGTCTCTCCCGAGAACACCGTCTCTGCCCCTTCGGAGATCCTCTCCAAGAAGGGGGCAAAAGCAGGCCCCCCCGTCACTGCTTCCCGAGAACTCGAGACCGCACAGAAGCGGGCCGAGATGACCCAGTTGCTGGTGGACGGACTCCGCGAGCGCGGTGCCCCCGTGCCTCCGGCTAAGGCGAAGCAGCTCGACTCCTACCGCGCTGAAGCTGCGCGGCTGTTTAAGAAGGAGAACCCGAAGGCTACCCCCGAGCAGGCGGCTGACTTCCTGAAGGGCAAGGGCAAGACCGCGACCAGCGAAGGCAAGGGTGGCGATGATGCTGGCGGTATCCTCAACCCGGCTCGCATCTATCGCGAGCACCAGGCTAAGGAGAAGCGCTTCCAGGACTACCGCGACCGTCAAGCCGACCTCTTGGAAAAGTGGCATAAGGACATCGAGGGTCGGGCTCAAACGCAGAAGGACATCCACAAGCTCATCGAAGAGGTGGCCTCCGACATCGGCCTGACCAATACGGAGATTGAAGCCCGCATTGTCGCCCGCGCGAAAGCCCGCGCGGCGTGGGGGCTCCCTATGGCTCCCTTCATCGACACCACCCCGCTGGCAGACATGAACCGAGTCGAGCTGGCCCAGTTGGCGAAGCAGCTCCGGGTGCCGAATCGTGGCAAGAACGAAGCGCTACGCCGCGCCATCCTGGCGGAGAATGCGCGCCTCCACGAAGGACGCCGTGCGCCGAAGGACCGTGCCGAGCAGATGAAGATGGCGGCGCGACATGACGACACCTACGCCGCCACGCAGGAGCTCAAGTCGAAGCGGGGCTCGATGAGTAACACCGCCAGACACATCAAGAACGCGCTCATCGACGAGCGCTCTGGTGCTCGTGACCTGCTTCGCAAGCTTACCGGAAGGACCGGAAAGCGCGTTGGCAACTGGCGTGAAACGGCGGCTTCGGTCGACCCCTACGCGAGCCAGAAGGTGCGGATGATCAACGCTGTCATCTTCGATGGCTTCAGCGACAAGAAGACCGGCCTGACCGGAGAGCTGCTCGACATCAAGGACTGGGCGGGCAAGGGCATCATGTCTGAGCGCAGCCTCGTTGACAACATGATTATCGCTCGCGCCAGCCAGGAGCTCGCGCAGCAGTTCCCGGCCATGCGGTTCACCCACGACAACACGCTCAACAGCTTCACCTCCTGGATTGAATCGGTGCAGGACGCTGGGGATCTTGGTAGTCGAGTATGGCGCGCAAGTGAGGAGTTCTTCGATATCACCCGAGACATCCCGAACCAGCTCATGAAGGAGGGATTGATTACCCGGGAGCAGTATGACGGACTCATCACCAAGCAGCACTATGCTCCGCGCCAGATCCTCCGAGAGAACTCTGATGCCGGTCTTCTCGACAGCGTCTTCGGTATCGACCCGCAGTCCGGGCTTCACCGCCTGGATGGTGGTAGCCTGAAGGAGATTGAGACCAACATGTCCTCCCTGCTCGAGTACGTTGTGATGACGACCGAGCGCAACATCGCCAACAACCGGGCGAACACCGCACTCTACCGGCTTGTGCGCGGCAACCAGGCTGCGTTCGAGGGCGAGGGCCTGTCTATTCGCAGCGAGAAGAAGGGCAACTTCCAGCCCGATGTGCCTTATGGTCACCGCACTATTGTGGGCAAGATCAAGGGCAAGAAGGTCCAGGTGATTGTGCCTGAGTGGTTCCAGAAGAGCTGGACCAGCGCTCCCGCTGTGGAGCAGGCTGCTTGGCACGACTGGTTCAAGCTTGCAGTGGGCGCCCCCATCCTCCGCGAGTTCGCCACTGGTGCCTTCGCACCGCTCTTCGCTGTGCCCAACCTGTTCCGCGACACGATGCACCTCGCCGCCACGCAGGATGCCTATGGCAAGAACTACGTCAAGGCCCGATGGAACATCGCACGGGATGTGTGGAAACTGAAGGGCAAGGATGGTGCCTGGCAGGGCTTCAACCGCAGCAACGCCAGCCCGCTACTGATGGAGTTCCTGGAGAATGGGGGTGGTGGCGCGAGCCTGAGCAACCTGACCTCCCTCGAGCGTGACCGGGCGCACATCGCCCCTCGCCTGAAGAAGGTGCTGGAGCGGATGAGCACGATCAATAACTGGAGCGAGACCGTAGTCCGGCTTGCCCACTATGAGAAGCTCAAGTCGCAGGGTATGTCGAAGTTCGATGCCGCCGCTATCGCCAGAGACCGAATCAACTTCTCTCAGGGTGGCTCGCTGATTCGCTTCCTCTCTCAGTATGTGCCGTATCTCGGCGCTCGAGTGGCGGGTGGGCGAACGGTCGCTCAGTCCATCAAGCGGGACTGGAAGCGCGCTGCCTTCATGCAGTCTCAGATCGCGGGTATCGCTGCACTGAAGACCGCCGCTATCTACAAGGCAACGCCGCTGCTTATTGGTGGTGCGATGTGGTCTCTCGGTGAGGTCTATGACATGATCAGTGATGACTCGAAGACCCGCAAGACGGTCACTCCGACGTTCATCAACCGCATCAATCCAGAGACTGGCAAGCGCGAATGGCTCACCTTCCAGACCGCTGTCGATGGCAGCATGGCTCTGCCGCACGCCATCGGCGAGCAGACCGGGCGGCTCATCGCTGGGCAGGATGTGCGAATGGACTCCATCTCCGACCAGGTGATGGAGCTGTTGGTGTTCCCCGACATGGGCGGCAACGCCCCTATCGCCGTTGCCGGCTGGGCTGCGCTTCAGCTTGGGGTGAATACCTTTACCGGGCAGAAGCTCTGGCAGGGTGGAGAGACGGACGACAAAACCCTCGAGTACAATGACAACACCCACAAGTTCTTCAGGCATGTGAGCAAGGCCTCGATGGGCGCGGTCAGCCCTGTTGTTGCTCAGCGCTTTGCCAGCGCCTACCTGAACGGCAACAATCACGGCTGGGACTTTCTTGGCGGGGTGTACAACATGGTCGCCGACATGGTTGGCGATGACCCCAACAAGCAGGAGCTGATGATGCGGGATATCGGCGACTCGATCATCGCTGCGAGTGGTGGCCTGGCAAAGTGGACCGCTACGGACGCCTCCGATACCAGGCTCAGAATCGCGGACGCCAAGAGGTCTAGTGGCGACCGCCGACGCACCCAGATTGAGGTCGATGCCATTACCCGAGACATCGACAGTATCGATGATGTGAAGGGCAAGGTCGCCGCCATCCGCGACCTGGTGATGAGTCACCCCGCGACCGACCGCAAGGCGCTGGCCGCGAAGCTCATGCGCGAGGCAAAGACCGCAGCGCTGCTGCCGCGAGTCGCAACGAATGTGAAGCTCATCAACTCGATGTCCACTGGCGCAGCTCAGGCCGCTGTGTACTTCAAGGAGTACCTGAAGGAGAGCAAGGACGGCAAGGTGGACATGGGCTACGCGATGGGCATCTCTGGTGTGAGTGACAACCCGGAGTTCAAGCAGGCGCTGGCCTACTTCGTGATGACGAACAAGGAGGACCACGCTTCGGCTCAGGGTGGGAAGTCTATCATTGGCTTCGACCGAGATCGGTCGGTGGATGAGTTCCTCGAGTGGCGCAAGAAGGAAGAGGCCGCGAAGAAGTAACAGAAACAGAAAAGCCCGGTAGCTGATTGGCTACCGGGCTTTTCTTATGTCTCTTGGAGGCTACCGACTATCGGGCGGAAGCCCTCCTTGCATCTTGAGTTGAGTCCGAAGTGGCGGCGGAGCTGGGCAACGCTCATACCCTTGTCTTCCTCCTCGACCTGCTTCGCTTGCCACTCTCGCTGATATTTACGCCGCGCATCCAGGTTGGCGTAGTAGCTGCCGCGCTGCCGGCATGCGTCCGTGCAGTGCCGCTTGTTTCCGTGCGCGTCGAGGTTGAGCAGCTTGTCGCAGTTGGCGCACCGTCGAAGGCCATCACTCATCAGTTATCCTCCGTCTGGTCTCGGTTGGCCCGCTCGTGATAGTCCACACTGACGAAGCGGGCGATGCGGCGGGTTGGGCCGTAGGCGGTGGCGACGATGCCCTCGCGCCCCTTGAAGGGTTCCTTGATAAGCTCTGGTTCACAGAGGGTGGTCGGCCCATCTACCATCGACATGATGGTCTTCTCGTCCCACAGGCCAGCGTAAAGCACTGGCACGGTGGGGATGTTGAAGTGCTGGAAGATGTGCGTCTTGGTGCTCACGTCGACGTACCTGTGATTGATGACCAGGTCGAACGCCGCCCATGTGGGGTAGTCCCTGCCGTAGCGCATGTCCTGGATGTTGCCTCCGAAGATTTCCCCGAAGAGGATAACATTCGCATCGCCGTTCTGCTGGCTTACCTGCTCCAGCATGCGGACGACATCGTCGTTCTGGAGCGGCATTGCGTAGAGCGCGCCCTCAGTGACCGTGCGCTGGGTGTTGTGGCTACCGGCGACGAACTTGCCCTCGATGATGCCTACCCGGAAGTTCGTCCCGTGAATCTTCTCGGTGACGTGGACTCGGTCCCCTTCTTTGAAGACGGCCTGTTGCTCCGCCCAGTGGCCCAGCTTGGCGTAGCGGGTGAATGCCGGCAGCTCATGCACCTGGTCGCCAGTGATGGTCTTCACGGGCGGCTCGTACTTCGTCAGGCCGAAGTCCCCATCTGGGTCGGAGCCCATGTAGCCATCGGGCAGGGGAATCAGAGCGCCGAAGCTGGCCTGTCCGCGCAGCCTGGTGGCACGTACGCGCTCTCCCTTCTCGGTGGTCTGGGTATATGCATCGATACCCCAGCGCACCGCCTGGCCCAGCGGGACCAGCGTGTCGGGCGGCAGGAAGAGGCGTCTGTCCCCAACCCTGATACCCTTCTGGGACGCGCACCACCAGCCGCCGGTGCGCACCATGTCCAGGCGGTCAGCATTCGGGTGAGGAATTACTTCTTCGATTTCTACGATGGAGGCCATGCTGATTCCTTATGCGTTGGCGATAGTGCGCATGCGCTGGATGTTGGGTTCGCGGAGGGAGAGCTCTCGGCGGAGCAGGTCGACCACGCTTGGTGCATGGGCAGTCTGTCCCGCAGTCGGCCTGTACCAGCCGGCTTCTTTGGGGTAGTGCATGATCTCGGTGGCGCGCCATGCGTCCGGGATGGTCTGGACTCGAAGGGTGTTCGCGAAGTGGAGTTCCTCCGGCGTCTTCGGCTCCCTGATACAGGTGACGATGGTGATATTGGGCACCGAGCGGATGTTGGCGTAGGCGTACGCCGGACTCAGCTCGTGCAGGTAGGCGCTCTTGATGATGAGCGAGCAGGACAGCCTGGAGGACTCGAAGATGCGTACGAAATCAGTGTAGTCGCGGACATCTGCTGTGTTGTAGTGGGCGTTACGTTTAAGCCACTCCCCCTGCCCGCTGTTGGGTAGGCCGCGTACGAGGTAGACATTATTCACTGCACCTTCTTTCTAATTTCCAGCATGTCTGGATTGTTGAGCAGGGTGTCCCAGAGCCGCCGGTGCTTCTCTGTGGCCGTCATCATCAGGTTGAACAGCGCCTCCTGCGCATTGCCTCGCTCGCCGTGCGGCACCTGCCTCTCGAACCTGAGCGCTGCTGCCGTCTCAACCTTGAAGCAGGCGAGACGGCAGCGGTCTTCGGGGTTATGCTTGGACTGCTTACGCATCCATGAGCTCTCCGGTCCTCATCAGGATCAGGTAGCCGAGCAAGTCCTGGATGGCGTCTTCCTCGTCGCCCGGAGCTGCGGTGCGGATACGTGACAGCTTGTCATCCATGCGCACCAGGAGCTGCTCTCGGGAGTCGGCCTTGCTGAAGACGCGGATGGGGCGCAAGGCGGAGTTGCCATACTTCTTGTTTTTTTCCCGAAGGAACAGGTTCAGCTCGCGGAGCACCTGAGTCAACGCGTTCTCGAAGTCGAGCTTGGGCTTGGGGTACGACACTGGTCCTCCTGTGATCATTTGATTCCTCTCGATAAGATTGCGGTTGTCACCCCGCCGACGAGCAGGGTGTAACATGCTGGTGCTGGAAGGCAGATGGCTGCGCCTATCATTCCACTGCCAAGCATGAGGACGAAGGCTCTTGCGTGGCTCATCCCGCAGCCCTCATTGCCTCAACGTGCAACTGCTGGGCGAGGAAGCGGCCAAGCCGGGCTTCCATCGTCTGCTTGCGGCACTCTCCGGTGTCGAAGAGCTCATTGTCTCCCCGAGTAACCCGCGCCCGGGCGTTGGTTCCGTTGTTCCCGATGGATGCGATCTCCACCTTGATGGTCTCGGCTCGCACCCGGAGGGCATCGAACTCGACCCTCTCATTCAGGCTGGCCTTACTGATGCGGATGCTGGGCTTGTAGGTCTTCTCGCTCTCCGCTCGAAGCCACGCCCAGTCGGCTGCTTTCTCTGCTGGGCTCTGGTTGTCAATGCTCACTTCGGTCCTCCGGTCATTCGCCAATCCACGAACCGCGCCTGCGGTGCGTAGTACTCCAGGTCCAAGACCCCGTGCGGGCCGTCCCGCTGGACCAAGCGGGCTTTAATCTTGCGGTAGGCCCCATTGCATAGCTGGGTCTCCGCGTCGGTCATGGGGGCCTCCCAGAGCAGCAGGATGACATCCGCTGATTGCTCTATCAGGCCGCTGCCTTTAAGCTCATCCATGCTGGGCTCGCCGGCGAACTCTTCACTGCGCCGACGGAGCTGGGCGACAAGGATGATGGGCCGCTTGATCTCCTTCTTCAGGGCAACCAGGCTGCGGAGCGCATGGTTGATGGTCTCCACTGGCCCGTTGAACTTCTCCTTGCTCGTAATCATCTCCACATAGTCGATGGCGATGTACTTGATGCTGGGGTCGCGGGCAATCTCATGCCGGATGCTGGCGCAGATGCCCTCGATGTCATGCTGGTTATCGATGATGCGGATGGGCATCTTGTAGAGCTTCTCCGCATTGTCCTGGAGCAGCTCTCGGATAGAGAGTGCCCCGTCCTGGCCCGACACCCGGCGTCTCCATGCTCCGTGATCGCAGAGGCGAGCAGCGAAGCGTCGAGCGATACGGTCGGCGGACATCTCCAGACTGTAGAATAGACCGGCCCCCTGACTGCGGGACCAGCGCGCCAGCAGGTCGATGGTGAGCGCTGTCTTGCCGGTCTTGGGGCGAGCCCCGATAACGATGAGGTGGTCGCTCTGGATCTTGACCTTCTCGTCGAGCTGGCGAATGTCGGTGGTCAGCACTGCGCTGTCCACGCCAGCCTCGAGCCACGCCTCGTGCGCAGCCCGAAGGTCTTCCATCCCGAGAGACTTGCAGGCCCGGTTGCTGAGCGCCTTCACGTCGGTGAAGACGCTGGAGACCAGGTCTGATGATGGGCTCTTCTGCGCCCGCCGCATCCAGTTGGCCCCGAGAGTGATTACCCTGCGAGCGTTGGAGTAGGCGGCGACTTGGTTGATGTGGTAGTCCAGCGTGGCGGTGCTGGCACTGGTGTCGGTCATCTTCGCGATGTCGAAGGCGGTCACCTTGCCAGCTCGTCCGTCGTTCTCCATGCGCTGGACCACGCTGAGCAGGTCGATAGGTACGCCCTCCTCGTTCATCTCACAGAGGGCCCTGAAGGTGGAGCGGTGGGCCGGCACGTAGAAGTCGTCGGGTTCGAGGCTCTGTCGTGCCTGGCTAACCAGCTCACCATCACTGTTGAGGAGTACGCCGATGACGGCCTCCTCGCTGTCTGCCACGAATGGCATCTCTGCGGTACTAAGCACGGGCGTAGTCGAGGATGGCAACTGCATCCGCCGTGTCGAGGATAATCTGCTTTGCCAGGTCAGGATAGCGCAAGCGCATCATGTCACGGATGATGCGCTTACGCTCGGTGCGGGCCTTACCCGGACCCTTAGGTAGGGGCTGTAGTCGTTTCATCCATGCCATCGGCGAGACCTCGAGCTTGGGGATACCGAAGGCTTCGAGGGCGCATCGGAGGGCTCCCCAGTTCTGGCCGAGCCGGAAGTTCCCCTTACATCCGTTCGTGCTCATGGCGTGGACGAGTTCGATGGTGGCTTCTGCCTTATTGGCGTAGGGCCTGAGGAGGTGCCAGATACCGAACTCGCTATCTGGCATCCGGGCAATAGTGGTCGCTCTGGTGGCTGGGTCGTGGAAGGCGAAGCCTCCGCTCCAGCCCGGATCAATTCCAATCTGTATCTTTGCTGACATCGAGTCCCTTCTGGATGTGGTCTAGTTTCTGGCGGCAACTGCGTCGGGCGTGCCTGGATAACTGTCGGTGCCCGAGCGTGCCCACCTTGCAGCAGGAGCAGCGCCAGCGCCGGATACTGAAGGCTCGGTTAGCCTCCCTCCTCTCGGTCACTGGGTCCGGTTGGTCTGTCATGAGACGTCTCCTTCGCTATTCTGATTTCTGTTAGCTGGTTTGCGCTTCGAGCAGGGCCAGGACCGCCTTCTTTGCTTCCCACTCAAGGCTTATGCAGCTCATGCGTCGCCCTCCAGCGCGGCGCGGGCTGCACGAATACGGCCAGCCAGCGTCACGCAGTCATCCGCCCACTTATCGCCACGCTTGCGTTCATTCGCGCACTCCTTGCACTCATAGACGGGCTTGATGCGGGAGCGGCAGAGGTCGAGACATGTTTGCCAACTTGGCACATCCATCGAGTCCGCTTTGTTCCACTCGTTGAATAACTCGTCCGGCGTCACGTCCAGCGTCCAGCCCACCGGCTCGCGCAGGTACGGGGCGAGCGTGGCGAGGATGGCGTTGATGCCCGCAATGGTTTGCTTTTTGCATATCGGCCTGATGTTGTTGAAGATAGTTCCATCATCACGGCCAACCCAGTACACCTGAGCCAACTCCTCCACCGTCGGCAGTCCCACCGGCTCGCGGAGAGCGACGTTGTGGCGCGTAACAATCCTATCCGCCTTGTTTGGAGTGAGTCGTGCGAAGCATCCAGCCGAATCAAAAACAGCGCCATACTCGTCACATGTCCATTCCTCCGATGTCGGCAGTCCCTTCGGCCTCTCGGGCGCGCCGATGTGCGCGAAGGCGGCTCGGGCTGCGGCACGCCATTCGTCCTTGTATGCAGAGTATTGCCATTCATACCTTTTCGGGCCTTCATACTCGGCGCGTATAATTTGCGCCAGCGCC